ACAACAGCTGTGGCGTGCTGGCGGCTTTTACCATCTATTAAATCAAAATCATCCCGCGCCGGTAGGCGCGCGGGCATGGAGGAGTGAACCCCATGGCAGTGATTGCACCCTTCCGGGAAGCCAATGAGCTGGACGTGCTGACAAAGGCGCGGCAGCTGGCGGAGTACATTTTCACCATTTGCAAGAACGAGAAGCAGTTTCCGCGGCGCGACCGCTGGATGCTGACGGCGGACATCCTGCACGAAGCGGCGCACGTTCTGGCGCATGTACGCCGGGCGAACGCCGTGCGCGTTACAACGGCGGAGGACTACATCCAGCGGCGCAGTGAGCAGGTGGCGGCGCTCAGCAGCCTGGACGCGCTGATGGGCTACGCCGGCCTTGCCTATACGGTGCTGCACCTGAGCGGCGACCGTGCGGAATACTGGACGGGGCTGATGGTGGAAGAGATGGCGCTGCTGAAAGGCTGGCGGGATGCGGACTATCGGCGATATGGTCAGCTTCTTCCGAACGCGAAGCCATCGGCGCGGGAAAAGGACGGCGCAAAGCCACGGGTCGCACGCTGATTCAGCCTTTCGTTCCGCACTACCTTGCGCACCCCGCTCGCTGGGAACGGCAACAACGTGCGCAACGTGAACACGGACGGCAGCCTTAACAACAACAATGCGAACAACAGCTATGGCGTGCTGGCGGATTGTGTGCCGTTTCCGCGGCTTCACCAAGCCGATCGGGAGCGAGTGCGTTTATAGTAAGCGCGAACTTGCGCCGAAATCAGAACAATGCACACACAAGGAGCGGGCGACCCGCCCGGAGCATCCGGGGAATACAAGGCCGCAAGACTGGACGACGGCGGCGCTGCATCCGCAAGGTGCGAACATGATGCAGCTGGCCCGCCTATGCGCGACAGTGCGGCAAAGAACATGGGAAAACAATTCGATGAAGCCATACAGTTCGGCGCGCTTTACAAGGCGCTGAAGAAGTGCTGCCGTGGCGTGCGCTGGAAGCCCAGCACGGCAGGATATGAGCACTATGCGCTTGCCAACACCTACCGGCTGCGGCAGGAGCTGCTGCACGGCAGCTACAAGCTGAGCAGCTACCAGCGTTTCACCATCCGCGAACCCAAGGTGCGGGACATTGTAGCCACGCGGCTGCGCGACCGGCAATTCCAGCGGGCGCTTTGCGACGCGGTGCTTTATCCCAGCATTACGCGGAGCTTTATCTACGACAATGGTGCATGTCAGCGCGGTAAAGGCGTAGACTTCGCCCTTGACCGCATGACGGCGCACCTGCAACAATACTACCGGGAGCAAAAACAAGCGGCAGAAGCCGCCATCGGGCATCGGCTGGGAAGGTTCTGCGCTGGCGGTTGGGTGCTGGCGTGCGACGTGCGGCATTTCTTCGACAGCACGCCCCACGCAGTTGCCAAGGCGGCTGTGGCGAAGCGCGTATACGACAGCGAGACCGTCCGGCATAACGCCCGGATCATCGACAGCTTTGGCGGCGAGCGCGGCATCGGGCTGGGCAGTCAGGTGAGTCAACTCAACCAACTGGCCGTGCTGGATACGCTTGACCACCGCATCAAGGAAACGCACCGTATCCGGCATTATCTGCGCTACATGGACGACCTTGCGCTGATTCATAGCGACCGAGAGAAGTTAGAGCAGGTGCTGGCTGACATCCGCACGCAGATGGCAGCGCTGGGGCTGGAGCTGAACAGCAAGACGTGCATTTACCCGCTTCGGCAGGGCGTGATGTGGCTGCAATGGCGTTTTATCCTGACCGACCGCGGGAAGGTTGTGCGAAAGCTGAACGACAAGAAGGTTGGGCAGGAGCGGCGAAAGCTGCGGAAGATGCGCAAGCGCGTCGAAGACGGGCGCATGACCATGGCGCAGGTGCGCGACCACTACCGCTGCTGGAAGGCCAACGCGCAGCGCGGGAACACGCGCAACCTGCTGAAGCAGATGGATCGAACCTATACCGACATCATGAAGGAGGAACCACCGTGAACACAATCATTAACCCGAACGACAAAATCAAGGAAGCACGCCGGGAAAAGGCGGCAGAGATTCAGGCTGCGCAACAGCTGGAAAACATGCGCACGGCGCTTGCATCTGCGGTTGAGCTGGGCGACATGGACGGGGCGCAGGGCATTGCCAGAGGCATCCGCAACAAGCTGCTGGAAGAAGTGGACGCGCACGGCAGCATTTTCCGCGCCGGACTGGATGTGCCGGAGGGCGCAACCTTTTCCGCGTGGCTGGGCTTTTTCAAGCAGCTGGGGCAGTATCTGCGCGGCGACTGGGCGAAGTATCGGCAGGCGCTGCTGGACGTGCCGCAGCAGGAGGGCTTCCCGGCAAGCATCGTCTGGCCGGAGATGCCGAAGGATGAAAACGACGAACAGGGGGCGCAGGCATGAATCCGCTGCACCTGATTTGGATACTTCCCAGCACGTTTCTGCTGGGCTATTTCTTTGGCTGCGCGATGGCGGGAGGCGGCAGGACATGAGCCACTTGCAGATCATCGAGCGGCTGTGCCGGATGCTGGACGGGGCGCAGGAGGTCATCCGCAAGCAAGCGGAGCTGCTGGCCATGCACGGCATCGAGACGGACAGCGGCGAACTGGAACGGCAGCGGCGCGAGCTGCTGGCGGACATTGAAAGGAGCACATGACGATGGCAAAGCCGACAGGGGCGCAGGTGGCAGCACAGGCGCTCCAGTATGCGCAGGAGAAGCGCAGCTATCAGGAAATGGACTGTCAAGCCATGATTGAGGCGGCTGTGCGTGCCTGCGGCGGAAAGATGGACTACACGGGAAGCAACGCCATGGCGCGGGCCGTGACGGGGCTGATGCCACTCAGCGAGGCGAAGAAGGCAGGGCTTCAGGTGGGCATGGCGTTGTTCATTCACGAAGATGGGGGCAGCTATCCAGCGAAGTATCACGCGGACGGGCTGGGAAATTTCAGCCATGTCGGGCTTTATGCGGGTGAAAACGCCCTGACGGATGTGGACAAGAAGGGGCGGGAACGCGCCTGCAACGTCGTGCATTCTTCCGCTTCCATGGGCAGGGTGGCAGGGTCTACGCTGGCCAACGGCTGGACGCACGCGGGCTACTTCAAGGAAATCGACTACGGCACCGGCGACGCGTCCGCCGAAGCGGCAGCGGGTGAGCAGCAGACGCAGGAGACCGGGACGAAGCGGATCACGCTGCGGAGGGGCAGCAAAGGTGCAGAGGTGCGCGCCTTGCAGGAGATGCTGAACGCGTTGGCCTATGGGCTGGATGCGGACGGCATTTTCGGCAAGGCAACCGAAGCGGCGGTGCGCGACTTCCAGAAAATCAACGGGCTGAGCGTGGACGGCATTGTCGGCGCACAGACGTGGGCAGCGCTGGAAGGCGCGAAGGACAGCACGGACAGCGACACCTACACGGTGACGATCCGCGGGCTGGACGCTGCAACGGCGGCGTATCTGCTGGAATGCTATCCGGGTGCGGCCAGTGCGGAGGGCGGTCGGGGATGAACGGCGGCGAGCTGGCGAACATGCTGACGGACGGATGGGCAGCCATTCAAGGGGACGCTCTGATAGAGCTGCGGAAGCTGGAAGGCGCTGAACTGTCCGCCGTCATCAGCGACCCACCCTATGCCAGCGGCGGCATGTCCATGGGCGAGAAAGCGCGAAGCACACGGGATAAATACACCAGCTTCGGCGAGCAGGGGAATCCCTATCCTGATTTCAGCGGCGACGCATTGGCGCAGCGGGCATGGACTTCTTTTCTTCATGAAATCATGGCGGCGGCGCGCAAAGCCTGCAAGCCCGGCGCAGTGTGTGCGCTGTTCGTGGACTGGCGGCAACTGCCAGCGCTGACGGACGCGATTCAATGGGCGGGCTGGACATGGCGCGGCGTGGCTGTCTGGGACAAGATGAACAGCAGGCCGCAGCTGGGGCGCTTTCGACAGCAATGTGAATACATCGTATGGGGCAGCAATGGACCGCTGCCGGTCGAGCGCGGCGTGAGCGTATTGCCGGGGCTTTTCCAAGTGGCGAATGTACCGACGCACGAGCGCTGGCATCAGACGCAAAAGCCCATTGAGCTGATGCGGCAGGTGGTGCGGCTGTGCAAGCCGGGCGGGTGCATCTGCGATCCGTTTGCCGGAAGCGGGAGCACGCTGCTGGCAGCGCTGCAAGAGGGATACCAGGCGCTGGGCATTGAGCAGGAAGCCTACAACATTGCCATCATACAGAAGCGGCTGTCAAGTATCCAGCAGCGGATTGAGCTGCCCGACGGGGGGGGAACAGGGCAGTTTCTTTTCTTGATACCAGCTTGCAAAAGCAAGAAGGTAAATAAAGCCAAAGGAAGGAGCTGGACACATGAAAACAGGGGCTATCATTGCGTTGGGCAGCCTACTGGTGGCGTTCATTGCGCTGCTGGTTGGCGCACGACGTGACACACGCGGCGAGGCTGCAAGCCAAGCGCAGGTACACGCAAAGCTGGACAGCATTGCGGGCGGCGTGGATGACATCCGCGTAGAGCAGCGCGCCATGCGTGAGCGGCTGGACGGCTATGCGGAGCGGCTTGCCAGAGTGGAGAGCAGCGTCAAGAGCGCGCACCACCGGCTGGATCAGATGGCTGCGCCATATCATCCGCCTGACAGCACGGCGGGCTGATGAGAGCGACGCAAAGGCGAAGGAGGTGAACGGCATGAAAATCAACTGGCTTGTGCGCGTTAAGAACAAGGCGTTCTGGGTGGCGCTCATTCCGGCGGTGCTGCTGCTGGTTCAGGCGGTGGCCTCGCTGATTGGCGTAAGCATTGACCTGGGGGAAATCGGCGACAAGCTGCTTCAGGTGGTCAACGCCATTTTCACGGTGCTGGCGATTCTGGGCATCGTCACCGACCCGACGACCACCGGCACCGGCGACAGCGAGCGGGCACTGACCTACACGCAGCCATGGACGGATGACGACGGGGTTCAGTAACTTCACACAGCAAGGCGGCAGCGACTTCCCTGGTTGGGCGGTAGCTGCCGCCTTTTTTCGTTGGCTTTCCAGCTTTCGGAGAAAAGAGCACGACAAATATGGGTGCGGGCGACGCGGTTTTTGAGAAAACACACGATTTTTGAACGTTTCAGGCGCAGCTATACGCACCAAAACGGTTTTGATTTCACTCGACTGCGAGAAATTCAGACCATCCCCCCGGTAGGGAAAAGCATTCAAAGGGGAACTCTACACCGGGAGAGGCTCAAGCGTTTACAGCGTGGACCCTGAAAAATTAGGGGGTGGGCTTATTCTGTGTGACAGTTTTCTTTGAATGTGACAGAAAATAATTATAATGTGCCAGTTTCATAAGAAGGGCGCATATTATAGAAGAAAAAATCGCATCACAGTTGTGACGGTTGTGACAGATAGCGCGGGACGCTGAAATACATCACGGAAGAAAGCGGAGCGTGCGGGGTAGAACGTGCGATAGTAAACGCAAGCACCGCACCGCGAAAGAATGCAAGCAATAAAAAAATAAATGTTGACAGCAAAGAACAACGTATGATAAAATGCAGACACGTTAGCGGCGACGAGCGCACAGGCACTCATGAATGCACCAACTGCGCGTCAGAGACGCTGAGGCGCTTCGGGACCAAAAGGCCGCGGGTTC